ATTGGTGTAGTAACGAGCATCTAACACATTCGCTCCACCAGCTGCTAACGGGTCAAGTTCTGTTTCTGTGTAATAACGGTTATCTAATTGACCTGCATCGAGTTCAGTCTCGGTGTAATAGCGATTGTCTAGTTGACCTGCATCGAGCTCAGTCTCTGTATAGTAACGGTTATCTAATTGACCAGAATTTAATTCAGTTTTAGTGTAAGCATCGGTAATACCATAACCAGCGACAGTTGTTGGAACACCAGAAGTTAAATCCGTCCAGTCATGTTCGTGAACAAGCGGTGCGGCTCCGACATCTGTGTAATCAAGAACAACATCTCCAATAGCTCCATTAACCGAAGTTACTGTTTCGTTGTTGTCGATTTTACTCCAAGCAGTCCCTGTGTAAATTGCTTTGTCGCCATTGTCGAATGTAATCCCAGCAACAGTTGATACATAAGAATCGGTGTCGCAGATGTAGAAATCTCCTATTTCTAAAGTGCCGTTGCTTGGTAAGTCACCACCTGTGGTTGATCCGGCACTACCGAATGTTCCACGGAAGACAATTGTTTCAAGTGGTAATTGCCCAACTGGTAAACGACCATCGCCATCTAAGGATGCAACTCCATTAGGTTGACCTTTTGTACTAATTTTTACAAAAGTATTATCTGCTGCTGATGTTTTGTAAGTGTCATTTAAATCTGCTAATTTAGCTTTAGTAATTGTAACACTAGGGTTAACATTATCTGTAGGATCAACAATCGCTACAGATTTAAACTGAACCGCTGAGTCTGTTTTAACACCTTGGTTAAATAATTCAACATTATCTTGAAGGGTTGTTGTATTATATTTAGACTCTAATACATTTAAACGGTTATCATTAACTCCAGATTGATTTAATGCTGATGTAGCATCATCAATCCCATCACGAATTTCTTCCGCTGTACTCCCAAAAGTAACCGTTCCGTTCGCTGCAACTACACCAGTGTTCTCTGCATATTCGGCAGAACGACCTTCGGTGTTTGCAACAAGAGCTTCAACTTTTGCTTTTAAATCCGCCACAGACAATGTATATACAAAGTCCCATGTTGTTGTCGCATCATTATAAGAGTATAAAGATGTTAAGTTGTTTTGTGTTTCATCGTTTAAAACAAATGCTAAATCGCCATCTCCAGGACTCTCAATGGTGGTAAGAGTGGCTGCAGTGGTAGCAACATTCGCATCTCGATCTCCAGAAAGCATTGTAGCTAAGTCACCACCGTTGGCATTGACCGCTGCTTTGAAGACACTAATAATGGTGTTAACATCAGCTCCGAAGATTATTTGTCCATCAACATAATTTGCTAACGGAACCGATGTTAAGGGTACTCGATTAAATGCCATAGTTTACCTCTACTCCTTGACTTTGCCTAGCTTGAATAGGTATCCAATATCGATAATCCCAAAGCTGGAGTCAATTTGTTGTTCTATAATTAGTTTTATATTTTTTCCTTTACCACTAAAGGATAGTTTGTGTAATTGCTGTGTAATCTCACCAAGTGGGGTTAACCCTAGCTCCAACTCTCCTAGGAAAGCAGAGGAGATCAAACTCACATTTGGATCGATTACAGCATCGTAGACAACTTCACCGAATGCATTAACAGTCGCTGCTGAAGTTGATGGGGTGAGTACATCGTAACCATCGACCTTAATGGTAATAAACAATGGTACAATCTTTTCCCCATGCAATGCTTTAATAAAGATATTCTTAAACTTTTTCTCGTGTGTTGGGAATCTCATCGATAACGACGGAGCTTCGATTACACATCGATAAGTGAATGGTGCTGTATTTTCCGTGCCTGCAGGCATGAAGTCTGTATATCCACGGTCATAAATGAACCAACGACCATCTCTTAGTGCAAATAATTCCCCTTCTTCTCGTACAATAAGTTCTGGCTTTCCAGTAAATATATCCCGAACGAATGGGTTTCTGGCACGACCCAGATCGATCTCGTAATACATTCGGAGGGTATCGTAGGGCTCTCCTTCGTTGTAGTACAAGATGTATTGCTCATTATACAATATTGAATCAACATATTCACTGATTTGAACATCGTCGCTAATTGCTTTATCAATTTTCTCTACATTCTCCAGGTTGTCTTGGAAGACACTTGATTTTAGTTTGTAAAGCCCGTCTCGTGTAAGGAAGAATAATTCGTTACCTACATTTCGAACGGAGTTAGGTGCAATACAACCAACGAACTTGTTCACTGAATCAATCCTGAAATCCGCAGCTCCGAAAGTTCCACTCATACGATAGATTTCGTCTTTCGTAAAGATAATGTAAGATCCACGGAAGAATACAATTCGTTGAATCTCGTCAGTTGTTCCTAACGGTAATGAGATAAAGTTGTAGTTTGGTACATAGTTGAATTGATATAAGTCACTAAACCAAATTACTTTACCACCGTAATACACCATGCGATAATTGATCTCAAGCATTCTAAAGCCTGCTAGGTCTAAATTTTCTACCGCTTGAGGTAAAGTAGAGAAAGCACCTATGATTGTATAACTATCTAAGAATGGATCAAAAGTTAATCCTGATGTTTTTTCCGTCCCAGCAATTAAACGAGCTCCGGCAGCAGTTGTGTAAGTGCCTGTTACCTGGCCGTAAATTTTAATGGAAGTCGCATCAACAACTTCTTTAATTCGTACTAATTGATAAAGACTAGGTTGAATTAAGAAATAGGAATTTTCTACAACGAAGATTGAAGAGTCTACAACATTAATTGTTGTTTCGAATGTCCCGTCACCTAAATCAACTTTATTTGCATTGCTTACATTCGCTGTTAAATCAGATCCTGTACTTTGATCTAACTCAAATAATTTAATAGTTATTTCTTTTCCAGCATAATTAGAAAGACCGACAGCATTGTATTTAAATACAAATAAACCACCTAAGTCTTTCGCTTCAATTAACAACGGGAAGATTTCAACTTCATCCGCTGTTTCAAAATCAATAAAAAATCGAATGCCAACTTCATCGGTTGTAAACCCGGTTCCAGTATGAATAACATTAATCTCAAACACTCCACCCGGTATTTGTTGAACTGGTTTATTGTCATCAATGGTTAGAAACACACCTTCAATACTTTTGTTACTTATACCCTGATCAACGATATAAGTTAAAGGATTGTCAGCTAAAACATTGAATCCAACATATTTTACATCAAATGGTGTGGGAGCATAAGGAGCTAACTTGTCAAAAGTATCTTCTAAAATTTTATACTCATAAACATAGCTATTACCTGGTAATATGTAAATGCTATCTAAGAACTCAACATTAGGTACAGAGATTTTAGATTTAAACTCAGGTAAACTGTCTCCCCCATCCACAGTAGGAATGTTATATAAATGATCGAATTGAACTGACTCGTTTAATACACCAGCAGCTTTAGTTACTTTTAATCGATAAAAATCTGCATCAACTTGAAATATAATAACAAGTTCATAAGCAGTCGATTGAAGTGCTGTTCGAAAATCTGCTAAAGAATCAAAGTCAGCGATTCTGTTTACAATGTTAGAAGTGTCTTTGGCTACTTTTGCGAGTCTGAATGTTCCTTCTGGAAAACCCGCTGGATCTCCTTCGGAATCAACTGCGATCTCCATCATTGAATTAAAAACGATAAGATCTTTAAAACCTTTACGGTTAGTAATAATCCCTTGGTTTCCTAAGTCAGCATTCAAAAGCTCACGAAACTCAATGTCTGTTACAACATCATCAGCCTCTTTTGTATTTAACCCACCAATAAAGTTTTGAGTGAGTTGATATTGTTTAACAGAGGGATTACCTCTGTAAGCTTGTTGAATCGCCATCTAGTTACTCCCAAGGGAAATCGTCGTATTTATTATCACTAAACCATCCAATATTAATTGCTTCTTCTGTTTCGATTTGATAAGCTCCACCGAAGTCAGCACCTTGATATGCAGTAGCGATTGCAGAAGATTTTTTAGATTCAAGTTCTGACAATCCAATTAAAAAGTTTTGGAAGAAACGATCTGCTTCCCCAATACTACCATCATTTCGTTTGATGCTATAACTTACATAAGGAATAATTAACAATCGAATCCAATCATCACTAATTGCAGTGTAATCTGCAGTCGGGTCAAATGGGGGCAATGTAGAATTAATTCTAGCATTGATAAAAGATACTCCTTCATTAGCGAAGAATATTGTTATGGTTGACTCAAAATTTTCATCTGTAAAAGCATTAGCTGCATTAGTAACTTCCAGTAATGTCATGGTAACCCCCTAATATGACAAAGGGATAAGGATCCCCTTATCCGAATATCTTCGAATTTTGTTTTACTTCTTTGTTTGCTCGTGCGATATCATTTAATTTTTGATAAATGTTTTCTGCCACGGATTCTGGATACTTACGAGTTTTTCCATCAGCATACAAAGTTACAGGTTCTCCATTGAGTAAGTAAGTATACTCTTTCCCAATGTACTGAGCATAGATCTCATCGACTCTTACAGGAACTTTAGGTTCTGCTTTTAATCGAGTTAAATAATCTTTATGCTCTTCTGCTAATAATGTAGCACCTGATTTTTCGGCTTTTTTCGTTGCCATTTTATACCTCTTCTTTCTCCCCGCTAGGGGGAGGGTCTGCATATAGGAGACCCTCATTTCCCACCTCTAACCGGCTCATCACTTCTCCGGTCCCACCGCAATGAGAATATTAATTATTAATTAGTCGTTAAGGTTATCTTGTGCTGCAGATTGACCAATAGTATCAGCAGCAATTTCAACACCAGCACCAGTTTCGCCGTTTGCGAAGTCAGGAGCGACATCAAATTTGGAAACAGAGAACACTTGGAAAATTGCAAGTGGGTCGATGACTTTAGCACCAGTCCACATTTTGTAACCGAATGTTGCTCTTTGTCCTAGTGGGTCAGTTTTTTCAGCTTCGAATCCAGTCATTTTGAACTGAACTCCTTGGCTTCCTAAACGAGTAACCACATATGGATCGTAACCTAATACGAATGATGTATACACATTAACTGCTGTTCCTGAAGTAGGAGTGTTAAGAGCTACAGGAGCGATCAATGTTTCAACAAAGTTCATTCCATAAGCCATATATTGAGCTAATGTTCCAGATTTAATTGGAGCATTTTCTTGCCCAGTTTCTAGCAATTTTTGTGTTAGAATATCATCATCAAGTAAGTCGTTCATAACATTTGTGTGTACGACTGCTACGAAGCGGCCTCCGAAACGACGGTGTCCTTTACGGTTGTAGTTTTTCATGTAAAGAGCAACACGACGAAGGTCTTCGAGTGTGAGGTAATCTGTTGAAGCTGCATTGTAGCCAGCAACAGAAGTTTTAGCACCAACATAATATTCAGAAGCATCTGCGAAAGCTGCGATAATGTGTCTTTCTTTAACTTCAGCAGCATGGCGAGCTAATTCTGGTTGGTATACGGATTTGATATCGTGCATAGCGATATCATCAACCCAGTCAGTGATTTCCATGTATGCACCGTATTGTGCAACGGTCATTTGGACACGGACACCTTGTGGTTGTAATGGAGTAGGAGCAATACCTTCAGCGAGAGCAGCACCTTTTCCACTTGCACTTAAGTCAACAGGTAAACTGTTGTAACGAGCAACTGACATAATAGTAGTTCCTTGGTTTTTAGGGATGTCAATGTCTCGTCCTAAGTTTGAGAATACGAAGTTAGAAGCTTCTAACTTAACCATCTCTAATAATCGTTTGTCCCAATATTGGGTTTGACTAATGTTCGTTCTTTGAGCAGTAGTCAGGTTAGTTGCGAAATCTTGTAATGCCATGAGAATACACCTCTTCTAGTTAAGATCTGTAAAGATTATTCTCCTTAGCATATTGCTCTAACTCTTTCTCGAGTTCTTTTTCCCAGTCGGTAGGAGGTTCAGACTCCCCTCGTAGCTTGGGCTCTTTTAGCTTCTTGGCTTTCTTTTCGGAGGCAAGTAGTTCTTGGTATTTTCTTTCCGCAATTTTATCAGCGGCATATCCTTTAATGAATCTCTCTGGATTTTTTATTCTTGCAATGTCCTCTAAGGTGTAGCCATCGGCTTCCATTTGATTAATCATCGAGGCTTTTTCAGTCTCGTCTAATCCTATGTCAGAAGCAATACGATCTAAGGATTGGGAGAATCTTTGAACTCCCATTTGTCGTTTCGCTTCAGCTTCCCTTTGTTTAATCGACTCCAACTCTCGCTCCATGTTAACCATTTTGCGATAGACTTCGGGGTCTACATTTTTCTGCTGAGCTTCTTTCTGGATTTGCTGATCCTCATAAGCAGATATAAGATCATCGGCTGTAGTGTAACCTAAGTTACGAGCCATCTCTTCCATTTTACGAGAATACTTTTCTTGCTCTTCCAGTTTTTGTTTTAGCTCGGTGTTTTCGTATCGGAGTTTACCGAATGCGAATTCTTCCTTGCTAGGTTTAGGACTAGTAGGTTCTTCGACAGATGGAGCACTATCTTCTTCAGGCTCTACATCCTCGTCTTTATCTTCTTCGTCATCGACAACGACATCGTCAACCTCTGCCATTTCTTTTTCGAAACCGAAGTCTTCTTCCTCTAATTCCTCTTCTTCCCCGTCGAAGTTAAACTCTTCTTCGAGTGCTTGGTCAAGTTCTTCAAGGGACTTGAATTTCTTTTCTGCCATAATACAGATTCCTTCCTCTCACAGTTTACTAAGCTGCTGTGGTCAGCTACTATTAGAATGCCTACATACATATTTTTACCCCGCCTGCAGAGGCGGCCGCATTCTCTCTATTTATATTATAGATAATTTCTACACATAATGCAACTAATTTTTGAAAAATTTTTCAGAAATCGGTTACAATGTTATTATTCCATATTTTGTAAAAATTTAACTTCCGGCATAAAGCCAACAATTTCATTCACAATGTTGTCGTTTTCGTCGAAGAAGACGGTCTTCGGCACAGCGGTAACATCAAACTGTGCTGCGAGCTCTAAGTCCTCCTCAACATCGACAAACTGAATGTTATAGCCTTCGTCAATTAACTTGTAAAGATAGGTGCTTTTCATCATCTTGCATGGGCCACACCATTCTGTTGTAAATATGGTTGCTTTCATATTGTTGCTTGCTCTTCTTCAGCTGCAGCAGCTCGTTCTTCACCAGCTGCCATTCCTTCTTGCATCATACCCATTTGAGCTTCCATTTGTGCGGATGAAACCACTTGTTGCATCTCATCTTGCATTTGAAGATCTTGTTGAGCTGATTGCATTTCGTCTTGTTGCAACTGTTGTTGCATGTTGGCCATTTCTTCTCGTTGTTGTTCTACTTGGCTAATAATTTGATCAACGGTTGGTGTCTCTTTACCAGCTAAAATCTCACGGATACCTTGAGCGACTGCTTCCGGTTCTACTTGAGCTTCGGCAGATATTTGAGTAAACTGTTGAATCAACTGTGCTTTGGTTTCTTCGTCACGAGTAATTAATTGGTCATATCGTTGAACCAGCTCTTCACGGTTAGAGACATCGTAAGCTTTTAAGATATCTTTAACAGTGATAGTTTTAACTGGAGCATCGTATTGTCGTTCGAATTGGAACAACTCTAGCATTAAGCCTCGTTCTCTTTCACGAGAGAATTGAGTTTTAATTTCTAGATCGATCGTAAAGGCATAATCTAGATCTTCTAAGTTTTTACCAACTTCGATTTCACCAAACTCGAATTGACCATTCGCCATTTCTTCGCCACGAGTGTAAATTGTTTTACCTTTGTAAGCTTTGACAATGTAGTGAATGATAATCTCGGTTAAATCCTGTACGAATACTTCCATATTTCGTAAGAATCGTTGCTCAATCACGGTTGCACGGGTCACGGCTTGCTGTGCACCAGCCGCTGTGTTCCCAGCTGTCCCTAATTGCCCTAAAAATTCGTTTGTACGGGACGAAATCTTATCGATGGTCACTTCATACTCTCTTTTGATTTCAATGATCTGAGGATCGATTTTAGGGGCTACTAGAGGTACGATAGCATTCGTCGGATCGCCGTTAGATACATAGACGACTCCTGGAGCACCATTATACTTCGCTACAAGCTTCGGATCTAAGCCTGAATCTTTACGAACCACAAACTGTGGAGCCACAAATGCTAGTGCACTGTTGACTACAGCACTCTCAATCGAGTTAATTGCTTTCTGTTCTGGTAGTAAACGATCCATTAAAGAGATACCGTAAGGGCTTTCAGCTCGTTTTTCCCATCGTAATTGTGCGATTGGGTAGACTGGAATCTCTAATTCGGTCTTTTCAGTGACAATTTCGCCATCAACCATGCAAGTTTTGACGATTTTGCCGTCTTCTTTCTCATAAAATGTCATTTTGGTAAGGACATCACCCTGTTCGGTGTCATAATCGTTACCTAAATATACTTCACCTCGTTCATATGGTGAGAAAACATTGCTTGGAGCATCATCTTTACGGACAATTCCGTACATTTGCTTCGCTTGCTGCGGTGTAAGTCGCTCTGTAACGACAATATAATCCGCATCTTTCATATCTAGGGCTCTTGGATCGATTAAAACCGAGCCTGGATCAAGAAAATATGCCTCTAAAGCACCTTTTTGGAGGCGATTTGTGCCTCCTTTGATCTTATCGGGGTTATAAACGACATGAATGTAAGCTTCACGGACAATCGCTGCTCGGTGGATGGCATCCGAGATTTTATCGTCCATTTGCATGATTTCCCACTCATTTTTGTACAATTTGTCTAATTTATCGATATTTTCGACATCATCAGGCGATAATGGGGTAATTTTACCCATATAATCACTAGCTTGAAGGGATGCAACACGAGTATCGATCGCTAAGGACGAGTGAGGAGTGTTCATGGACACTACCCATGGTTTCTCGTTCTTAAACATCGTTAATTCGTCTTGATCACCCTCATAAAAGGCCATTAACTCTTCATAATCCTCGAATCGAGTCGGATGATAGTCTCTGGCGGCTCTAAACAGCCCTATTAATCGTTGTTCTTCTTTTGCCATTATTTACTGTCTCCTGAAGGTGTAAATTCTTTCACATATTTAGGAACACCTTCTAATACTACACCACCAACATCATACACTGCTTCCATCTCTTCGATTCGAGTTATTAACTCACGGATCTGCAGTTCTAGTACTGACACACGAGCTTCTAGCTCTTCAACTCGTTTATCTGCCATATTTCATTCCTCCAAATATATTTTGTTGATTCCATCCAAAATCTTCTCTTGATACATCTTCTAAGAAAGCTCCAGCACTGAAATCTGCTTCTCTGTCACTGAAAGCTGTACTCATTTCGTTAGGATCACGAGGTAGTCTTACAATCATGTACCTCATCGCATCCATTAAGTGATTGTAGCGATCGACTGGAGTGTCGTTGCTATTTCTTTTTGTACTATCTTTATAGATATAATTTGCTGCTTCTCGTTTGATATTTACACAACTACTGAAAATTTTTAGTTTACCTGCCTGCATATAGTCACGAACTTTCTCAATCCCAAATAAGATATCGTTGTTCGCATTCTCAAACAGAACATCTGACAACCGGTAGAAGTAATCTGCATAACTGATCCCATCTCGCTCGTTCCGCTTCTTGACACTTGGGTCAGCTTGGATTGGATAGTAGAACTTCAGTCCGTATGTCCGTTTCTTCGCCTGCTCTGCATGATAACTGACAGGTTTCTCGGTTTCATAATAATCATCGTAAATATAAATCGTCCCTTCCGGGTGAATCGCCGCCAAGACCAAGGCTGTTCCATCTGTGTAACCAGGATCAAACCCACCGATCCTCATCCAGTGATCTGGAATCTCAAATGGTTCAACAATGTGTTTTGAAAAGTCGGGATAAACTGCACCTTCTCGTCTGTCAAGATAACAGTCGATATAGACTCGTATCCATTCGGGACTTTTCCCGGCACTCATTCGCTGAATAAACTCTTCTGGAATGTGAGGATTATCCCTCGTGCTTGAGATAAACGAGTGAAAGTGTTTCTGTCGTTCTGTACTCATCAACGGCTCATAAATCTTACGGTCAATCGAGTCGGAAGCATACACTCGGTCACTTGCAAACAAGAACTGATCTTTGATCCACCCTTCTTCCGGGTTGGTTGAGATCAATCCTAGATATTTATAACCAACTTCTGCACCCAGTTCATCTCGGACAATTGCTGCCTTGTGACGAAGACGGGTCATTAACTGGTCGAAGATACTATAATCAACGGCACTAGCCTCTTCAATATAAAAGGCACTCAGGTTCAACGATCGCAGCTTTTGCTGATCTGTCGAAGCATAAGTGATGATCTCATGACCATTCTTTAATTTAAAGTACGGGCTAGGATTCATCCGTTTGTGTTCAACTAACCAGGGGGGCAAAAATTTTTCGAGTTCTGGTATAACAGCATCTTTAATTAATGACAGGGTAGGACCTGTTATCAGGCTCCTACCACCTTTGACATCTTGAGCATGAACCGCTAGTTCGGCACATGCCATAGTTGTCTTACCAGTCCCGTAGCCCCCAATGGATAGCTTGTACTGAGCAGTGCTGCGGTGATAGGCTGCTTGGTAGTTCAACGGCTCATAATCTATGAGGGTTGCTCCACAGCGATCACACTTACCATAAAACACTTGCTCACCTACACGAGTTTCACCACTACGGCACACTGGACAATCGTACACTCGATACCCTTCAGTATCGATATACTTCATCTTAATCTTCATTCAAATCACCGTAGCTCTTTTGAGGTAAGAACCAGACGACGATATTATTGTTATCTTCGCCTTTATAGTTCGCTTCGATTGATTCTTTTAATTTGATCGCATCTCTCGCATGCTCCACCTCCCCTTTCAAGGTCTTGCGGGCTTGCTTCTCTGAGATTTCATCCAAGAAGTCATTGACATACCCACGAACAATCCCATTCTTCAGGAACTTTCGCCAGCCTGTCACATCTTCCGTCTTGTACTTCTCATCGAGCTCGATCGAGGTTAGTTCTAGATTACCGTTGAGATCTTGATCAAAATAATCTGCATAGGTCAAAAACTTCATGCGAAGTTTCTTATCTTGCTCTAAGCCTGCATCCTTTTGTACTAGATCTCGTAATCCCATTTTTTACTCTTCCTGTAATACTGCTCTCTCACAGTATTCGACTTGCATGTCGAGACGATAATAGACAGCACCGTTATACATATAGCCAAGTCCGAGGTCTGTATATAGAAACGACACATTCTCCAAAGTTTCGCCATTGATAATGCACATCTCCCATTCTTTAAAATACGGATAGTCCGGGATCATGCTTCTCTCGACCGCCTCCGCTGATTCTTGTATTGCTAGTGCCACAGGATCTGGTTGATCCGGGCTGCATGCTGCGAGGAGCAGCAACGGTAATAATAATATTTTTTTCACACTTACCTCCTCTGGTAAAGGTAGCGAGGCCGCTACCCTTAATCACAATAGGTAAACTATTTTTTCTGTACGACTCCGACTGACATGCCGTATTTCAACACATCGTCGTAAGTCCAGTCAGGGAGTAATTCATACTTAACCCCGATGTAAGTTTGTCCACTTAATGGGTTCGGGCTACTTGGCACGAACACGGTAGCAGTTACTTCATCGGTTAGAAATCCGATCAACGAAGCATTGGTTTTCCCGAACGGGTACACACGAACTACTTTGTCATATCGTTTTTCTTCTATTGCTTGACTCGTGAATTGTTTTGTGAAGGCATAGATCGTTTTCACCAGTGGTGTACGAGCTACGATTTGTCCTTCGAGCCAACTACGAGCTGAACGGACCAGTTTACTATGGATAAGCAGAGCACCAACAGCCAAGATCCCACCGAGTGATAGAACCAAGCCAACAGCAATCGCCCACCAACCAACATCGCCAACGAGAGCATCCAGAAAGTTATAGACCACAGTCGCTAACCACAAGACAACAATCGCAGGTATGATGGCAACTAATCCAGTTGCAAAATATTTTCTCATCCTACTCCTCTCCTTTCTAATAATCTTCTTTGATTTCTTCGTACATCACCATCTCTGGTGTTATACTTACCAGGTCACCGTGGTTATCGACCTTGACATTCAAGATGATCCCCCCAATGATTGATTCCAGGTTCTTCCCTTCCATGAACGAACTTTGTCCAAAGAAGCTCGGCATCGTGAATGCCCATGTCTGTTTGTGGTACACCACATCCATCTTATGATAATGCCCGATTAGTAAGATCTTACTTTTTTGGGCCCCATTCGCTTTGTCGATCCGTTGCTGTGCTTTGAGAGACACACTGTAGCTCGTGCCATCCGTTGGATGCACCAAGTTCATGTCCACAAAGTCGGTCAACCACACTTTAGCAAAGTTATGCCCCAGATACACCAGGTCATCTCGCTTCAACTCCAGCATCGCCCCTAAGTTCGCCCCGCCATTATAGAAGTGGGTCGCATCGTGGTTCCCTGTAATGAAGTAAGTGGTTACCCCCTCGTATTGAGGATACACCTCTGCTATATAATCCAATTGATCCGTGAACCCGTGCTTGAACACTTCAAACACAGCCCCCGGTCGGTGTTGGTAAAATC